CTAAAAGGCAAGGTTTTTCATCGACTCTGCCTTCCTATCTTCGTATACCCGAGAATAGAGGTCAGCCGTCATTTGATAAGAGGAATGGCCCAGTATCTCTTTCAAGACGTTCATGTCCATCCCCGATTCAGCTGCACGGGTGGCGAACGTTACACGCATGGAATGTGATGAAAATCTTTTAAACTCAATACCGTCCTTCTGTATATTCCTCACGACATACCTTATGTGCAAGTTTGCCGCCTGGATAGTGATTATGTTCCCATTAACAGTAAAAAATACACGGGAGTGGATATCTTCTGTTTTTGAACCGTGAAAATCAAGAAATAATTCCCTCTGTTTGCCAATTATCTTCATGATTTCATCGTTTATGGGGATATCTCTTGCCGATTTTGCCGTCTTTGGTGTCTCACTAACCATGACTTCACCATTTGAACCACGGGTAAGCGTTCTCCTTACATGGATAACCCCTTTTGAAACGTCAATATCTCTCCATTCAAGGGCACTGGCTTCACCTGCACGAAGTCCTGTATTCAATATCAATCTAAAATAGTTGTGAAATAATGCATTTTTCTCATATTTAAAATAAATATCCGTTTCTTCACGTGTCAGAGCCCTATGAACCTTCTCATGTATAGATGAAGGCTCTGATTTCAAGTTTTTAATATCAGAAACAGGGTTTTTATCAATAATTTCATCTGCAACCGCCGATTTAAACAGAAGTTTTAACACTTTAAGGGCATTATTTGCAGCGTACACGCTCTTTTCTTTTGAAATCCGTTCGATTAGCAGTTTAATGGTACGTCTTTCCACGTCAATAACCTTAAAATCACCAATTTTTTCACGGATATAATTATTAAATGATGATTTGTAAGCGAAAATGGTGTTCGGTTTCACCGTTTCAGCATGGAATCTGATATATTCATCATCAAAATACTGTGAAACGGTTATTTTGTTTGAAGGTCTATAGTTACCGCTTTTGATTTCAGCCTTCCTTTTATCTGCTAGTTCTTCCGCTTTCTTCTGTGTGTCAGCGCACACAGAATACCTCTTTCCATTAACTGTAAATCTTTTCTCCCAACTACCGTTGGCTTTCTTTCTCATTCCTGCATAACGGCCCATAATTATTCGTCCTTTCTTTAAAAATAAGGCCGTTCGTGCTAAAATAAGGCAGGAAACGACCTAGTAGGTGGGTGGTTTCTATACAGGCTCTTTCTGTCTCGCACACAGAAGGGGCCTTTTAAGTTATAAAATAACGGAGTACATTACGACCTTCCCGATTATCTTTAAGTTTTCAGCGTCCCCATAGTCAAACACGATGTCTGAGAATATTGGATCTGACGAATCGGGCCGAAGTATGATTCTGCGGTTTACAGTGTCATTAATGAATCTTTTAACCGTGTAGGAGCCTTCATTCTCTGCTATCACGATGTCTCCATTGGACAGGGATTCACGCTCTATACCCGTCTTTACCGCCACCAGCGAGCCATTTTCAATGACATGGTTCATTGATTCACCATTAACCTTTATGAACACAATGTCTTTGTCGTGGGCGTATTTCCCTAAAATTGCGTCCGGCACAGTGATTTGTGGAATGCTGGACATTGACTCAATGTTTTCCATCAGCCCTGCCGATACAGGGGAGTCTATGTAATAGTAAGGAAAAGCAGGAACAGTTTTATTTACTGATAACCTATCCGTGCTCCATCCCATAATCACCGCAGGGGAGAGATTAAGCACTTCTGACAGTTTCCGAATCTTATCCCTTCTCATATTCTTGATGTCACCCGACTCCCAACGTGACACCGTGGCTTCTGTAACTCCAACAATCTTTGCTACATCGTGCTGAGTAAGATTTTTTAAGCGACGGCGTTCCTTAAGAATGTTTCCGATTTTTTCTTTCATGCATTTGCACCACCCGATATATATAATACTCTAAGTATTGCATAAATGCAATACTTTTATCAAATTTCGATAAAAAACTTGCAAAAAAGTATTGACACTTTCAAATTTGCGAGTTACAATAACTTACGTAAACGCAAGAAGGAAAGGCGGTGATACAATGTTTGACAAGGCGAAATTCAAATACTTCCTTGACGTGAACTTTCTGACTATGAAAGAACTGGCAGAGAGAATCAACATCAATCAGTCTACGCTTTACCGTAAAATCGGCAACAATGGGGACTTCTCAAGGGAGGAAATCGGACGGATCAAGAAGGAATTGAACCTGTCTGATGAAGAAGCCATGGAAATTTTTTTCGGATAAAACTTACGTAAACGCAAGAAATGAGGCGAAGTGAGATGGAAAGTTCTGAACGCAAGCTTCTGAGTCTGAAAGAAGCTTTGGCAACCTACTCAATGAGTAGACCCACACTTACTAGAATTGCCAAAGAAGCAGGTGCATTGGTCAAAATCGGGTGTAAGTTTTTTGTTATCGTCAGAAAAATGGACGATGAACTTAATCGGAGGGCAAACACATGAAACCGCTTCTGAGAAGAATCCGTTGGAACAGAATCGGGTACGTTTTTGCGGGAGTCTTGGTTGTTTGTTCGGTTAGCTACGGTTACTACCGGGATACCGTAGAAACGGAGCTTGTGGAGTATCATGAGACCGTTTCAGAGGGTGACACCCTTTGGGGGATCGTCGGGAAAGTCGCAACTAACAAGGACGACATGGGGAAACTCATGTGGCAGGTCATGCAGGATAACCGGATTTCAGACCCTGGGCACCTGCAGCCGGGGACAGTTATTGTGATTCGTGCCAAGAAGGCACGGGAATTGTGAGGTAGGAAATGGAAGAAAGAAAACTTATTATCACCATGCATAATCCAGGTGACAGTAAAGTAGCACCAAGAATCAGTGCCGAAGGTGAAATTGCGTCCTTTGAACTGCTTATGGCAATCTCGGCATTGGTTGAACGTTTTGCCAATGTTGCCCCTTCCGCTCTTAAAGGCAAAGACAGAGAGGACGCCGCTTTAAATCTTTTAGGCGCCGCAGTAGCTTTCGGATTTGATAACAAATCGGAAGAATACGCAAAGCAGGTAACAAAAGGCATTAAGGAACTCTGGATTAAAGAGGTTTTTGCAGAAAAGCTGAAAGAAGCCATGCAGGACGCAGGAATCGACTTCGGAGATATCGATGATGATAAGGAGGATGACGAAGATGAAGGCTAACTTTAGCGAGTATCAGTCCATTGTGCCGGTTGAACCAAAGGTAGTTTCCACTGCTTCCTTCCAGTGGAACTTTGATGAAGTAAAAGATTACATCAAAGCCATCACAGAGAAGTATGAAGGACTTCTCGTGACGGACGAGAATGTAGCCGATATGAGGAAGGCAAAGTCAGAACTGGTCTCCCTCAGAACAAGCATTACGAAGTTTGGGAAGAAGGAGAAGGCAGAACTCAAGGCCCCGTATGAACAGTTTGCAAAGGAAATCGGCGAACTTGAAGAAATCGTGAGGGGCCGTGAACAGGGACTTGACGAGCAGCTCGCAAAGTACGATGAGGCCCGCAAGAATGAAGTCCTCTCTAAAATCAAGGCTTCCTATTCCAAGGAAGCTGAGAAACAGGAGCTTCCCTATGAAAACTATCACCTCATTGTGGAACCGAAGTGGTTCAACAAGACCGCTAAATGGGCTGACATTGAAAAGGCCATCTCCGAACAGGTGGCTGAACAGGTAAAGGCTCTCCATGAAGAGGAAATGGCAAGGAAACTCAGAGCGGCGCAGGAAGCATCTGCCGGACTGTACTGCGAGCTGGCTTCTCTCAAGGCAAAGCTCAAGACCCCCATCACCATTGCCGATATCACCCTTACAGGCGACACCAAGGCAGACTGGGCCGTGATTGATAAAGCAGTAGAGGAGAGAAAGAAGATTGAAGAAGAAGCAGTTAAAGAAAAGGAACAGGAAGTTAAAAAGCCTTCTCCGGAAAAAGAGGCAGAAAACAAAGTTCCTCAGAAGGACGATGTGGCACCTTCTCCAACTCATGACGGCAAAACCACCAATCGTGAATATACCTTCAGAGTCTTTGGAACCGAAGCCACACGGGAAAAGGTAATCCAGTGGCTCGAAAGCAACTGCATTTTCTTTAAGGAAATCGATTAAGGGAGGTAAAGAAAGATGAAAATCACAAGTGGAATTAAGGCCCGTCCCGTAAAGACATGCATTTACGGGGTAGAGGGTATCGGCAAGAGTACCTTTGCCAGTCAGTTTCCATCACCACTCTTCATTGACCTGGATAACGGTACAAGCCAGCTGAATGTTGACCGTGTGACAGACGTTGCGGACTGGGCTGAATTGAAAAAAATTGTAGATCAGTTCGGCACCGATGAAGATTTCAAAGGCTATAAGACCCTTGTTATCGACACGGCAGATGCAGCGGCCGCCATGTGCGAACGTTACATCATTGCCAAGAAGGCCCCCGGCAAGTCCTCAATCGAGGATATCCCCTATGGTAAAGGATACAAGATGTTGGCAGAAGAATTTAGTGTATTCCTCTGCAAACTGGAAGCTCTCATCCTTGAGGGTAAGAACGTAGTAGTCCTTGCCCATGCCATTCTTCGGAGTGTGAATGACCCAGAACTCTCTCAGCCCTATGACCACTGGGAAATGAAACTTCCGGGCATGAGCACTAACAAGCTTGCCCCCTTAATCAAGGAATGGTCTGACATTCTTCTCTTCGCTTTCTACGACATCGATGTCGTGAAGGTGAACAATAAGAATAAAGCGAGAGGTGGCAAGCGGATGATGAGAACCACCCATACGCCTTTTGCTGATGCGAAGAACAGGTTCAACTTGGCAGATATTCTGCCGTTTGAATATAAGCAGATTTCTAAAATCATCCCGTCTGACACAACTGCACCTACTGAAATTCAGAAGATGATCGATGACAAGAGAGTAGAGAAGGAAATCGACAAGAACAAAAGCAAGGCAAAGGCCGCCCAGCCCAAACCCGTGCCCAGTGAAGAACCTGCAAAAGAACCTGAGCCCAAGGGCTCCGCTGCTTATAAGAAGCTCAAGGGGCTCATGGCTACCGGCGTATACACCGACAAAACCCCTGTGACTGATGAAGAAGTGGAGCAGGCGGTTTCAGACCTTGACCCTTCCATGAAGGGCAAAAAGCTCATCGCCTATGGTGACGATGACCTTGAGAGTCTCGCAAAACAGTGGGACGGGATTGTAAATTTCATCAATAACAATATCCGTGCCCCGTTTTAATAAATCATAAAGGAGTAAAAACTATGAACGCAAACTTTGGAAAATTCGGTGAAGCCAAGAAGGATGAAAATATCGGATTCGATTACAAACTTACCGAAGAAGATGTCAAGAAAGCTGATGAAGAAGGTAACATGTTCCGCATCCTCCCAGAAGGAGAATACAGATTTCGTGTGAAAGAAGCTACAGAAAGTACATCTAAAGCGGGAAATGACCAGTTTGTATTGAATCTCCGCATCCTTGATGATGCAGGAGAAGTCGCAGTTACCGACTGGATTCCATGCATCAAAAAAGCAATTTGGAAAGTTTCTTCATTCCTTCGTGCCGTTGGAACTATTGATATCGCTAAGACAGAGGGTGTCGGAAAAGCCTTCGCACAGTCTGTAGGCATGGAAGGACGCCTTGAGCTTACGCACGAAGAATACAATGGCAAAGACAGAAACCGTGTTAAACGGTATGTGAATCCGAACGAAGAAAAAGCAGTGAAATAAAATGAGCAAAATAAACCTTATTCCCCTCTTAAGGTTTATCAACCCGGACGAAGACTACAATATCTGGATTAACGTCGGAATGGCCCTCAAGCATGAGGGCTATCCGATGAAGGTCTGGGAAGAATGGTCAAGCAAGGGTTCTAAATTTCACGAGGGCGAATGCGAAAAGAAATGGGAAACATTCAACGAAAACACGTCCGAAATCGTAACAGGAGCTACTATTACCCAGCTTGCCAAAGAGCGTGGGTGGAAATCAGAAGATTATGATGAACCGATTCCATTAGATTACTGTCTTACTGATGCGGACCTGCAAATCGTTGAGCCCGACTATGTGGGTTCAGAAACAGTTGTAGAACCTACAAATGAAGAATGGAACCCCGTGGACGATGCAATCAACTACCTTAACGCATTGTTCCGCAAAGACGATAGGGTTAATTTCGTACTCGATTCAATTCTGGACGATGATGGCAAATGGAAACCGAGTGGGTATGGCTCTTCGGCATTTACTGCCGGAGAACTTGTAGAAAGACTGAAACGGTATAAGAACGTAAATCAGGCTATCGGTTCCACAATGCGTTTAGACCACGGGAACCAGTTTCCAACAACCGAAGCTGGTGCCTGGATTCGATTCAACCCAGTCAGCAGCAACGGCTCAAACGATTCTTCGATTTCTGAATATCGCTATGCGCTTGTAGAATCAGACAACATCGATACGGGAAAGCAGATTGCACTTATCAAGAAGCTGAACCTGCCGGTAGCGGCCATGGTTTCTTCCGGGCACAAGTCAATACATGCAATCATCAAAATTTTTGCTGATACAGAGAAGGAATACCGTGAAAAGGTAGACCGTCTTTACAAAATCTGCAAAAAGAACGGTTTGGATGTTGACTACAAGAACAAGAACCCATCAAGACTTTCAAGGCTTCCTGGCTATCTCCGTGGGAGCAGGAAACAATACCTCATCGCTACAAACATAGGAGCCGAAAGCTATGATGAATGGCTTGAGTGGGTACAGGATATAGCAGATGATCTGCCTGAATTTACCGATTTTGATGAAGTCGTAGACAACCTGCCTGAACTCGCTCCTCCGCTCATTGACGGTGTATTGAGGCAAGGGCACAAAATGTTGATTGCCGGCCCGTCCAAAGCCGGAAAGTCATTTCTTCTGATTGAACTTGCGATTGCTATCAAAGAAGGGAAGAAATGGATTGGTTTCCATTGTGCTCAAGGTAATGTCCTCTACATCAATCTTGAAATCGATCCAGCTAGTTTTCTTCATCGTATGGACGACGTATACCGCTCACTTGGTATTGAGAGGACTACAAAATACCATATCTACACATGGAACCTCCGTGGAGACGCAATACCCATGGATAAGCTGGCTCCTATCATTATCCGGAGAGCAAAAGGATATAACCTTAAATGCATAATCGTTGACCCGATTTACAAGGTTATCACGGGCGATGAGAACGCTGCCGGTGATATGGCCAAGTTCTGCAACAACTTCGACAAGATATGCAAGTCCTTGGGAGTATCAGTTGTGTATATCCATCACCACTCCAAGGGGTCGAAAGGAAACACCAATGTTATGGACAGATCAAGCGGCTCAGGCGTCTTCGCTCGTGACCCGGACGCTCTTTTGGACGTTTCTCCCATCGGTCTTACAAAAGAACAGCTTGCTGAATACGGGCCTAATTGCGCATACCGTGTGGAAGGAGTGCTCCGAGAGTTTAAAACACCTAATCCGGTAGATATCCTCTTTGAATGGCCTATTCACAAAATCACTTACGATCTGAAAGATAGACCTGTCCAGGGGAGCCCAGGAGAAGGGGGGAATAATTCGGGCAACACGAGAAAGACTCAATCAGACAATGAAGTCGAAGTACTTCGCAAGCTGCTCGACGACGGATGCGCCCATGGAGTCTTGAACTCAAAAGCAATACTCGCAAGCAGGGTAGCTGAAATTTGCAATCTTGACAAGCCACGTACTGACAGTTGGGTTCAAGGCAAGATAAACAAGATTATCAACGTCGAATGCGAAAAGGATGGCTACACATTTAAATGTGGACCAGACGGGTTCTATCGTAAGGTTAGCGTATCCCCAAAGAAAGGCGAAAAATAGTACGTCTGTTCCGGGGAGGGGTGTAGGCGAAGCCTTATATAGTTTAAAGATATCCCCATAGGAGGGATACCCCTATATAGGGGGAGATATAAATCTCTCCCCCATATAAAGGGGTACCCCTCCATAGGGGTAAGAACTTCAACTACAGAGAAAGAGAAAAGAGAAAGAAATGAGGAGGAAGCTATGATGAAAAATACAATAAGCGTAATTACCGACCCATTTAGCAGCAAAAGGCTTTTAAACGTCAAGGAACTGTGTGCATATATTGGCATGGGCCATACGAGGGCTGAAGCCTGGGCAAGGGAACATGGGGCCTTGAAACGTATTGGGCGGCGTGTACTCTATGACCGTGTAGCCATTGACAAGGCTATTGATGAGAACACCGGCGATAAAGACAGGTTTATTGACCTCAAAGACGGGATATATCCATTTACCGTAAAAAGTGTCAGAAAAGAGATTAAGAACGCAAAAACAGGGCGTGGAGTGCCTGTTGTAAATGTAACCCTTTCAATCAACGGTGGTAAACAGGGTGTTACTTCCCTCATATATTCCTTCTGGCTTATTGCGAAGAATATGTGGAATATTGCTGACTTCTTTATTTCAATCGGAGTGATGAAGAGCGGAGAAAAAGGTTTCCGTATGCATTGGGATGATTTGCTCGGAAAGGAAGGATTTGTTGAACTTTACCATCAGGAATATGAAAAGGATGACGGCTCGAAGGGAACCATACTGAATGTCAAGAGGTTTAAGAGACAGGAAGCATTAAGAGGTGAATGTTATGAAGCTGAAAGACATTATTGAAGTTTTTGATACAGGAACAATGGCAACAATCATGGCTGACGTGAAAGACCAGGAGCCGATAGTGTTGTTCAAAGGGCTTCTCTATGAACTGCCCTACTGCATTGCACTCAGCCACGAAGACTGGATCGTCAGAAGGATTAACACAGTTAGTGGAAACGAAATCGAAGTATTCCTTATGCCAGGAGGTGAAAATGAATGAAAAAGACTATGGAAGCAGAAAGCATTGTGCAGTATATGCAGTATATACAGTATATGCAGTATGTCGGTAAACACATCATCCGGCATTATGACGAAATCAGATATGACATTCTTAAACGTCTGCATGAGCTCAAGAGCTGCGAAGAGCTGACCGAGGACGAAGTGATTGAGGCAAAGACCAAGGAACTCTACCTTACAAACCTCAACAATGAACTCAATGCAGTTGTGGACGCTTTTGTGAACATCAGACTTTTTGAACTCGAAGACATCATCGCCTTCATTGATGAAGTCCGTGGTGAACTCGGTATCTCTCAGAACGGCAAGTATTTGAAAGGAGAAAAATAATCATGGAAAAAGTTACAAAGCAAGGTTTAATAAAATTTACGGCTGCACAAACAGGAATGACGATTAAGGACACTGAAAAAGTGGTGAACCAGTTCATTGATGCAATAATTTCATCCCTTGGCTATGGTTACGAGGTATCCATTATGGGGTTCATCAAACTCACGCCGCATAAAGTTGGTGAACGCACTTACCACACGCCTAACGGTGGTACATCCATCTCCCCGGCCCATACAAGGGTTAGCGTTCGTTTCAGTAAGACGCTAAAGGAAAGAATTAACAAGTAAACCGTTCATGGATTAGTCCATATTGGCCTGTAATGCGTTTGCGTATCGTGGGCGAGTAATTTATCGTTGACGTTACGTGAACGCATAGAAAGGCCATTTAAATGAGTTTTGGAGGAAACATACAATGCTAACATTGGCTAGTCTGTTCGACGGAATAGGTGGATGGCTCATCGCTGCGCACCGAAACGGTATAAAACCCGTATGGTCAAGCGAAATAGAGGATTTCCCTATGAAAGTCTCAAAAGCCCATTTCCCCGATGTCGAACAGTTGGGAGATGTGACGAAAATCAACGGTGGTGAAGTTCCACCCGTTGACATTATCTGTGCAGGGAGCCCGTGTCAGGATTTATCCGTAGCAGGTGAGAGGCGTGGACTTGCAGGCGAAAGAAGCAACCTGTTCTTTGAATCAGTACGTATCGTAAGAGAAATGAGGGAAGCAACGAATGGAGTATATCCAAAGTTCTTTGTTTGGAAAAACGTCACAGGAGCCTTCTCATCAAATCATGGGCGTGACTTTCAAGCCGTGCTCGGCGAAATCACACAGACCGATATTCCAATGCCTGGAAGTGGAAGATGGGCAAAGGCTGGAATGGTTAGAGGTAAAAGAGTGGGGTGTGCGTGGAGAGTGCTTGACGCCCAGTATTGGGGAGTCCCCCAGCACCGTGAGAGAATCTTCCTTATCGCAGGTTTTGGAAAGTGGGGGGTACCGTCGAAGTACTATTTAAGCCCGAAAGCGTGCGTCGGAATACTGAGAAGAGTGAAGGTAAAAGAGAAGAAGCTCCCAGGATTGCTGGAAACTGTTCTGAGAAGGCAGGGGGCACGATGGAAGCTGAATTATTCCCCACTAAAAGCTATACCGTGATAAAGCAAGGACTCCCGGCCAGTACGTTGAAAGCGAAAGGTGGGGCGTACGGAGGAGGAAGTGAAAACTACATCGTGGAAACAAAGATTTGTAAGGAGTCTCAAGCTGTTTTAAAGCGTGGCGAAATGTTTGTTAGGAAACTTACTCCGCTTGAGTGCGAACGCCTACAGGGCCTTCCCGACAACTACACGGCATACGGAAGCGACACCGCAAGATACAATGCTATCGGGAATGGCATGGCCCAGCCGTGTGCTGATTTCGTTCTCTCCAAGGTGGTAGAAATGTTTGAGGAAGCTGATGATGAAACATGACGAAGAAAAAGGGCCCGAGAAAGGGCACCTGCCCCGTCTGCGGAAAGGTGTTTGAGAAAACGCCCGGTAACAGGGTTTACTGTTCAGCGGAATGTTCAATAATAGGGCACCGAAGAAAGGCCGCTGAGGCCCATAGGAAGCAAAGGCATGCTGAACGTGGGCTTAAACCTATTACGCACATCTGCACTGTTTGTGGGAAAGAGTACACAAGTTACCGCAAGAAATCGGCGAGATGCCCGGAATGCCTTGCCTCCGGACTCAGTACTCCAAGTAAACATGACAGGGGCCTTGGCATTCAGAAGTGCATTATCTGCGGCAAAGAGGGTGTTGAATCCGCTCTGCTGGTGTGCAGGGAATGCCTTCAAAAACTTCTGTACCAATGGGCACGGACATGTGAACCGGGGCACAGGAAATGCCTTGTCTGCGGTAAAGACTTTGTTCCTAACTCGGTAGAGTGGGACGCCGATTACCATATCCACGTTGCCGGGCAGCTTACGTGTTCCATTCAGTGTACGGATGAGTTATATGCCGGCGTTTTGGATAAGAAGAAGAGACGGGCACATACCCGTGGCGATTAAAAGTATGGAAAAGGAGGTAGCAAAATGATTGAGATTGAAAAGCCGGAAGGCGCATTAAAGTACAAGCATTGTGATTCCTGTGGCAGTGAAGAAGGTATCGTTGCCATTAATGTCACGAACGAAACCACAAAGGTGGGTACAACGGTGTGTATCTGCCGTGACTGTGCAAAGTTACTCGGTGTTGGATTGCTTCGTATTGCTGATGGAAAGGAGAAATTATGATGGTTGTAGTAGAAACGGATACTGATATTTACTTGAATGTCGAGGGATTCTGTGCAAACGGTGGCGATGATGATTTTAATAAGCCTGGACTTTACATCAAGCCTACAAGTTGTGACGAATATGTTCCTGTAACTTACTGTGATGCAGGAAAGGCGAGAGAGATGTTGTGTGATATTTCAAGGGTAATCAGCCGTTATCGTTCGGATGTAATTGTTCTTAGAATTCATGATGATGGTAAAATCACTCTTTTATAAGAAAGAGAGGTAGCAGAATGAAAATTTCAGACGGTCAGATTGGTGCTTATGAAATGATTGAAGATACCATCAAGTGCAGGGACAACCTCAGACGCTTATTCCTTATCGGGAAGAAGGCCAACGGCTATGGTGATGAGAGGGAGAAGGCGTTCAGCTATGATTCCATGATGGAAATCAGACACGCCATCGCCCACTTGAATGAAATCATCGTTACCCTCAAGGAAGCAAACGGAATTTTTGTTAGGTCAAAGGACAGGGAACTGCCGGACGTTGATGTAGGTGATTACAAAAACAACTTGGGTGATGACAGTGCTTCTGTGGTTGATATGAGAGAGTGACGATTGACCGGGGTGAAGCAATTATGAGATTGAAAATTAGACGACCTGAGAAACCTACGGATAAGACTTGTAGCGTTTGCCGGGGTCACAAGAACTTGTTGGAATTCTATGACATTGACGATGATACTTTGTGTTTCTGCCTTTGCAATGACTGTATTGAGGCCCTCCATAAGGCATGTGTCGATAGTTTTATTTTTGAAGAACCAAAGAAGGTTAAGATAACTCCGAATATGGCATGCAGCGACACAGACAGTGAATCGTTCAAAGCCGGTTATCGGGAAGGCTACCGTGACGGGGTCAAAGACAATTATGAACTGAAAGACTAGGGGTAGTGAAAATGAACAGGCAGGAAAGACGCAGACTGGGTATCAAGAAGAAGGATCCAATGATATCCATTAAGCAATCCGATATCGATCGGATGAAGGAGGAAGCGACGGAGAAGGGGTGCAAACTCGCATTCACGCTCATGTTGGTTCTTCCGGCTATGGTTATCCATGACCATTATGGTGAGCTCATGAAAAAGGATGGCAGAGTAAGCAGATTCGTAGACCTTTGCCTTGAGCAGTACAGGTGCTACGAAGAAGGGTACATTACCCTTGAAGAACTGGCTAAATGTCTCAAAGACGAAGCCGGTGTTGAAGTCGATTGTTGGTAATGAAGGGAGAAAAATCATGATTAAGTTTGAAAAAGTGAAGAATTGTCCGTTCCCAGTTGTGCTGCCTAAACGCAGTACAAAAGGTTCAGCAGGATATGATTTCTTTTCGGCATACCCGTTTGCGATTGCACCTGGACAGACCCTATTCGTGAAAACATGGGTGAAGGCTCAGATGCCGAAAGATACGGTTCTGCTTCTCTTTGAACGCTCTTCGTGGGGGTTCAAGAAGCAGATTTCAATCCCAAACTCCGTTGGTGTGATTGATTCAGACTACTATGGGAACGCTGACAATGACGGAAATATTGCTTTCGCCTTCACAAACCATGGCAGTGAACCATTGCAGGTGAATGTAGGCGATAAAATTGGACAGGGCATTTTCCTCCCGTTCCTGTTGACTGACGATGACAAGGCAGATGGAGAGCGTGTTGGCGGTATGGGAAGCACGGGTGAATGAAATGGCAACAAATCACACCAAGAGACACATTCCTGATAGGCTTCATCCATCGCTCACCATTCCTGCTAGTGACAGGTTCAGTGAAATGATGGTATCCGCCGTTCGATATGCAATCGGCAGAAGAACCTACATCGTATATGACACAGTGAATTATATTGCGCACGTACTGCCTTACCTTCAAAGAAATGATATCCATGTTATCTATACCGACATCGTTGAAGCTGAAAGCGAAAACCGTCTGGGCGATGAATGTGATGTAGAAGACTGGATGTATCTCAAGAAACGTATTGAAAACTATGTGACAGGGGTGATTGACGATGATAAACAGTAAGGCAAAAGGCACAGTCGGAGAAAGAGAAGCAGTCAGACTTTGCAGATCAGAAGGTTTCGACTGCCATAGGACGGCGCAGTACTGTGGCAACGTCCCGGAAGGCTCCGCCGACATCGTGGGCCTTCCCCTCATTCATGTCGAGGTGAAACGCAATGAACGCCTCAACATTGATGACGCACTCTCTCAGAGTACAAGGGACAGCGGAAAGACAGACCATGGGATTCCAATCGTTCTTCACAGAAAAAACAACACCCGGTGGAAGGTGACCATGGACGCTCATGATTGGTTTACACTTTATCGGGAATGGATTGCAGGGCAGGAGGTGAAAGAGAAATGACGGTTGTGATTATGCTTATTATTATCTGCACCGTGATAACTACGGTGTTCGGATTTCTCATCTATGCACGGATTAATGACCTTGAAGATGAAATTGAATGGGAACGCTCCTACAATAGCGACATCATGAATCAGCTCAAGGATACAAGGTATGAGGTTGAGGAAATGAAAAGGAAGGCAGACAAATGGACGATAAGGAAAATTTAGAGCCTTTGGACGCATTGCGGATGGGGTTCAGAAAGAATGGTGACAGGTCTGGAATGGCTATCGCCCAGTCACACTATAACCAGTGCGAGGTGGAACCCATTGAGGTTATGCAGATGTACTTCACGGCTCAAGAAATGTATGGCTTCTGTAAGGGAAACGCCGTAAAATACATCCTGCGGTCACGTTTCAAAGGACATGAACTCCAGGATATGGAAAAGGCCTTGCAGTATACGAAGTGGGCGGTGGATGTATTGAAGGGCGAGAAGATTGACCCACGGAAGTGAGGTGGATGTATGACTGCTGAGGAATATCTTTCTCAAATACGCCGGATTGACAAAAGGATTGAAGCACTGCTCCGTGATGAGGAGAAAACCCGCTCAAGGCTATACAACATCAGCGGTATCGACTATTCCAAAGACCGTGTGGACGGCGGCGGAGACGGTGACATTTCTTCACGGCTTATCTGCGTTGACAATATCTTGACCGGCATAACCAAGAAGAAAATCTACCTCATTGAGGCAAGGGAGACGGCACGGCAGAGAATCAATGCCATGTCGGATGACCGATATATCCCTATCCTCACTGACTATTACATCTCTGCACTTCCCATTGAAGCCATTATGAGGGCCGAAAACTATGAACAGGCCCAAATCTACAGGCTCCGCAAACGAGGGGTTGAGTGCTTCGGGCACGAATACTATCGTTGGTTAATGTCCATGACAAATGCCTATTAGTCATAGTAATTATGATTGAAAATGATAGTTATTGATGTGCTAAAATAGTATCGTAAGAATTTATAGAGGACACAATGTGTCCTCTTTTTTCGTGCGGGAAAGGTGATGTCATGCCAAGGAAGCCATTAATTGAACTCAGTGAAACCAAGCACATCCTTTGCTCGGTGACTGTGGCGGCTACGAATCTCGGCGTGACACAGAGAGCCTTGCAGGACTGGATTAACAATCACGATTTCCCGATTGAAAAATCAAGAGTTGATTTCAAGAACCTTATCGCTGCCCGGAACGACACCTTGCAGACAGGCAAGACCGCCATGTCGGACAGTGCAAGGAAACTGAAGGCGGAAGCTGACTATAAGTCCGAAAAGGCGAAGCAGGAAGAAATGGTAACCCTTCAGATGATGGGCGACCTTATTCCGCAGGAACAGGTCAAAGACGCTCTTGAAATGGAATACCTTGATATCAGACAGAAGCTCCTTCAGCTTCCCGAAGAAGTTAAGGCGAGAATTTACACGATTTCCCCGGAGGTGGCACAGGATTGTAGTGAGGTGGTAGCAGATGCCGTTAGCGGGTGCCTCGAAAGACTTGCAAAAGGCGGTAACTCCGACAGTAAGAAAGATGTGGGAGAAAAACCTAAACGACACTATAAGAAACGCAAGACAGGCGTTTCTGCCCCCGCCGCCGGAAACGGTAAGTGAATGGGCAGACCATCACAGAATCCTTACCCGTGAAGAATCTCCTTCCGCAGGTTTATGGAAAACAAGCAATACTCCTTACCTGCAAGCCATTATGGATTCATTCACGGACAAGACCACGCAGGTGACAACCTTCCTTAAACCTTCGCAAGTAGGCGCTACCGAAGCCGGTATCAACATCTGTGGGTACACCATTGACAGGAACCCATGCCGTATCCTGTACGTCATGCCGGATGAAGATTTAGCCAAGGACTTTTCCGTAGATCGTCTCCAAAAGGCCCTCAAGAATACGCCGTCGGTTGCTAAGAAGATTTCAAATGCTGACCGAAGCAAGGCTTTAATGGTTAGATTCACCGGCGGATTTATCCGTCTTACAGGTGCCAACTCACCGGCGAAGCTCGCATCATGGCCTATCCCAAGGGTAATCATGGACGAAGTGGATAAATACCCGTTGTGGACTGGCCGTGAAGCCAATCCAATTTCCCTTGTAAAGGAACGTACTAAAAACTGGCCGTGGAGAAAGATTCTTGTCATGTCCACGCCGACAACTGAATACGGCTATGTGTACAAAGCCTATCAGGAAAGTGAAGCCCATTACCGATTCTATGTCCCATGCCCCGAATGCGGGCATTTTCAAGTGTTCGAGTTTAAGAACCTCAAGTTCCCGAACACGGACGACGAATACAGATTGTCTCACGAAACCTACTACATGTGCGAGAAGTGCAAGCACCATATCCACGACCGGGAAAAAATCGGGATGCTCCGCAAGGGCAAGTGGATAGCTGATGAAAAACTTTCCTTCACGCCCAAGACCGTGGGTTTCAGATTGAATACCCTTTATTCCCCATGGGTACAGTTTTATGAATGCGCCCGTGAGTTTCTTAAGTCCAAGGACGACCCGACTCAGCTTATGAACTTCGTGAACTCATGGTTAGGTGAGCCGTGGAAATCAAAGACCGCTCAGGTAAAGGCAAGACAGGTGCTTGATAAAAAGACCGATGTTCCTGCCGGTATCGTCCCACGGTGGGCGCAGATGCTTACCGCAGGCGTCGATTGTCAGAAAGGCTACTATTACTGGGTTATCCGTGCATGGGGCCCCGGTATGCGTTCACAGAAGATAGCGAACGGCGATGCGCAGACCTTTGATGACATCATCAACATCATGAATACGCAGTGGCCTATAGAAGGCTCTGACAAAATCCTCATGGTAAGGTTATGCGCCGTTGACTCCGGGTTCGAGTCAGAACGTATTTATGACCTCTGCTATGAAAACTATCCGTTGACCATACCTGTTAAAGGCTTGAACCATAAGATTTCAAAGTATTACCAAGTCAAGCAGCTCAACCCCGGCGACCACGGCTCACGGTGGGTACAGTCCCAGTTACTGTACGAAGTCGATACGAACAAGTACAAAGACCTCATCTACTACAGGATGAACAAGCCGGTGGGAAACGCAGGTTCATGGGACGTGGACGCTGATACCGATGAGGAATACGCTGACATGATTACTGCCGAACAGAAGGTACTCGATGGGAACGAAGAAGTGTGGAGAGAGATTTCCTCCGCACGGCCAAACCACTACCTTGACTGTGAGGTATATGCCTACGTTGCCGCTGATGTGTGCAACGTCAGATTGTTACAGGAACAGAAAATAGAGGTTCCGCAGGTGAGACAGGAAAGCTCCGGCGGATATACCTACAGTCCCTTTGGAAGGTGATGAAACATGACTCTTGAAGAACTGAAAGAAGAAAAGGCCCTGCTCGAGCAGACACGGAAAAACATCCTGGAGGGCGGACAGGAATTTCAGACCCACGACGGCAGGGTGAAGCAGGTTGACTTAAACACTGTGCTTTCCCGTCTTGCCGCAGTAGATCAGGCCATTGCTTCCTATGGCGGGGCTCGTGGAAACACCGATACCGTCCTGCTTAAGTTTGGAGGTATGGGATGAGCAAAAAACCACTACTGGCCCGAATCGGGGACTATATGGACGATGTAAAGTCCGTGTTCAGCCCACGCCGGGCCGCTATCAGCAAGGCCGAAAGAGCCAGCTACTTTGGCTATGCCGCCGCTCATGAGACACGAAAGGACGCAGGTATTTCCTTAATGGACAATGCCTACGCAGACGCCGTGGACAGGGTGAGCCGTGATGTCTTGAGGGCAAGGGCGAGAAACCTTGAAAGAAACTCTATCACCGCCGGCAGCATTGAAAGGGCGTTCACCAATAATGTAGTTGGCACGGGGTTCAATATGCAGGCCCAGTCCCCTTCCGACGCTTTCAATGACCGTATCGAGAAGCTGTGGGACACATGGTGCCACCATGAAAACTGCGACTGGACTAAGCAACAGTCGCTTGACGATTTAATCGAACTGATTCTCCGCCGGATGCTTTATGACGGCGGCATTATGGCGACCTTCCCGCTTGACCCTAAACGGAAAATTCCCCTTACCATCCAGCTCCATGAAGTGGATGAACTCGATGAATCCATGGTGGTATCCGAGAACGGGAACATTATCGTGAACGGCGTGGAAATGACTGAATCGGCCGTCCCTGTTGCCTACTGGCTGTCTCAGACAACGCCGGACGGGTATACTCCGCTTCCCCCGGTAAGGTATAGGGCGGAAGATGTCCTATTCCTGTGGAAACGTGGAAGGGTAACGCAGTTCCGTGAAATTACCCCTTTCCACTCGGCTATTGGCCCTGCACAGGACTTGAAGGACTACAACGACGCTATTTCCTTCCAACAGAAAACCGCTGCCTGTACGTCCGTATACATTGAAACGGATAACACCATCAATGCTCCGGGGCGTGCAATCAATACCGGCGACAACCGCCGTATCGAACACATCGAAGGCGGTTCGGTGAAATACCTGAATAATGGTGAACACGCCAAATTCCTGCTTCCTACCGGACAGGCCAACGAAGCTGATAACCACATCGCTACCCAGCAGAGAGGTATTGCTTCGGTGTTTGGGCTTTCCCTTGAAAGCACAAGCAGAAACGTGGAAAGAGTCAACTACTCTTCCGCAAGGCAGAACCTTGTTATGGATAATGTCACCTATGGCCGTGTGAAAGTTTATCTCGAAGAGTATTTTTTGAGACCGTTGTATAAGCGGTTCATACAAGTCTGCTACCTCAAGGGCCTTTTGGACGGCACGGGATTTGATATCAATAACGATGACTTCTACGAAGCCAAGTGGCTTACTTCCTCCGCAGGTTGGATTGACCCGCTGAAGGAAGCACAGGCAGATACAATCCTGCTTTCTAATGGCGGCGTATCCTTCCAGGACTATGTGGCAAGACACGGACAGGACTGGAAAGAGCGGATTGATGAGATGGCAGACGTACAGGCTTATGCCAAGAAAAAAGGCGTTAATCTTTCATTCTCCATGGAAGATTTAAATACAGATGTCAATGGAAAGGAGGAGAACAATGGAGAAGAAAACAAAAATCAAACTTAACGCATTTAGAAGTACGGCTCTTAGAGCTAATGACGATAAGGAATGCCGTACATTCTCTTTCCCTTTCATGACCGACGCTCCGTGTGACAACTGGTTTGTCCCGGAACGGTGCCTCTGCAACAGGGAAAATGTAGACCTTACCCGGTTCGATGCCGGTGTTATGCCTGTCCTGTTTAACCACAACAGAGATAAGGTTATCGGCAAAGTTGAATCCATCAGCTTCGATGAAGCGGGCATGGTTCGGGCAACCATTACTATTGATGATGATGATGAATCCAATAAGATTCTCGGCAAAATCAATGGCGGCTCTATCCGTGGTATCAGCGTTGGCTATGAACGCCAGCACACTGTACGGGTGGAGAAGGGTAATGAATACAGGGGTGAAACTTATGACACCGACATGGACGTTACCGATAGATGGGCACCGTTTGAAATCAGTGTTGTTTCCCTTCCGGCTGACCCCGGATGCGCCGTAGGCAGGGACATGAACGCTGAAAAAGAAATCAATATTTTTTGTAAGAGCAAAGGAGAACCAGTAATGGATCCAAAGAACAAACAGAATCCTTCCGTGCCGGAACCGGCACCGCAGAATGACGATTCCGCAGTACAGGCCGCAGCCGCAAGAGCAAGAAAGGCAGAACACGAACGAATCACCGCTATTTCCAGTGTGTGCCGCCAGTTCGGCATGACTGAAGAATTTGAACGCTCCCTTGTGGACGATGTAAACTGCACCGTTGCCGATGCAAATAAGAAAGTCCTTGACGAACTTTCTAAACGCAATCAGGCAGCTAGAGTAAATATCCGCATGGGTGAAGATGACAAGGAAAAATTCCATAACAAGGCAGTGGACGGCCTTGCACTTCACTATGGTGTGATTGAACGTGCCAACGCCTGTGAAGGCGCAGACGCATTCTCTCATGCTTCCCTCAGAAGCCTTGCGGAAGTCTGCCTGTCCCGCTCCGCAGGTTATGGCGACATTTCCGACTATGACCTCCGCCTTATGACCCCCGGCGGTATCTTTGAAAAGATGTTTGGCGGCTATTCCCGTGCCATGGGTACTGAACAGTTTGTTTCCATCGTTGATGGTTTCGCAAACAAGACCATGCTGAAAGGCTATACCGAACAGCCAACCATTTATCAGAACTTTGTTTCCAAAGGCTCCAATTCCGATTTCAAACCGGCATACAAATACCGCATCGGCCTTGACGGCGAACCTGAACTCATGAGCCCTGAATCTGATGAATTTGCATACCAGACCATGAAAGATGAGAGAGTACAGACCTCTATCAGCACTTATGGTAAGGCTATCGCTCTGACTCGTGAAATCTTCATCAACGACGATATGGGCACCGTCGCCCGTGCAATCGCCGCACAGGCCGCAGGTTTCGCACGTCTCAAGGAAAAGATGTTCTTCGACCTGCTTCTGAACAAGGTACCGTTCGACAAGAAACATGGCAACATCTGCTCCACCGCACTGTCCATCTCCGTGGAAGGCTATGCAGAAGCAAGAAAGCTCATGCATCAGCAGAAGGACTCCGAAGGCAAGGCATTCATCGGCGTATATCCGGCTTATATCCTTGCTTCCGATGACGCAAGTGTGAAACATGAACAGCTGCTCCATTCCACCTCTGACCCGGCCGCTACCCACAATGGTGTGGCTAACCCGATGCAGAACCGCATGACCCTGTTCACCTCTCCTTACCTCTCCGGCAATGCATTCTATGCTATTGGCCGTCCGCAGGAAATGGAAGGTATCGAACTGACCACTCTGAATGGCGTTGACCGTCCAATGACAAGAACTGTCATTCCTCAGACCCATCTCGGTATTGAATATCAGATGTGGACAGATTTCGGATTCAATCTGATTGACTACAGACCGTTCGTTAAGAACCCGGTAGCGTAAGAAGGGGAGTGAATAATAATGACTGGCGTATTCTACAAAGCAGGTACAATCATTGACTATGTAGCGACCAAGGCCGTTGGCTATGGTGAACTTGTACAGATTGGCGGTATTGTGGGTGTGACTTCCCACTCTGCCGACGTGGGCGAAGCCGTGGCTTGCTCCGTTGAAGGTGTGTACAAATTCCCGAAGAAGGCTTCTGAGAAGATTACCGCAGGTACTAAGGTATACATGGTATCTGACGCAGTAACCGCTACACAGGGCACTTCCGGCGTAGCTCTCGGCACTGTATGGGCTGATGCTTCCGCCGACGACGCAGAAGTACAGGTACGCATTAACTTTTAAGGAGTGACATCACATGGGAATGTTGGATGCGCAGCGGCGAATCAGCCGACAGGCTTTTTTCTCAGCTGACAGGCTCGGCGAGACAATCACCTATAACGGACGTGACATTGTGGCGCTTGTTTATATCGGCGCATCCATGTCCCGTAGTGACTGGAACGCCGTACATACTCAGGTTGAAAATGCGAATATCGCAGACCTTGCTTTGTTCTCTGTCTGTGACGATGAAAGCGACCCAAACGGTGTGACACCGCACGAAGGCGATTCCATCGTTTACCATGGAGACAGTTACTCCGTGGCGCAGATTGTTGAACACGATGTACCGGGTTCCCACTACCTTGTTATGGCAACGAAGGACGAAAGAGGGTGGAGATAACATGGACATGATTGAAATCGGCGTGTCTGATGAACTCTCCCCCACTGTCCAACACGCCCTTGAACGGAACAAGAAGTTTGTAAGCTCCGTTTCAAAGTCCATTGGTTTCCATGTACAGAAGTACATCAAACAGACCGTAAGAAGCGGTGAGCTGGCTTCTGAATCTGCCGGTTGGCAGAGGAAGTGGTTTACTGAAGGCGCAAGGCCCCCAAGGCGTGAACTCCAAGGCGGCCATGCGTCCACCTTCCTTTACGGGCAGATGGCAAGGGCTATCGGCTATGCGTACAACCAAGACGCATCAGCCGTTGATATTGGTTGGACATCAAGGACATCTGCCATGTACGGACGGTATAACGAAGAAGGCGGCGCTCAGCCGGTCACCAAGTCAATTCGTGACAGGTGGTTTGCGGTTTACAAGGCCGAGATAGCCAAGTATGGCAAAGAAGCTCTTGCAAGCCATGACTTCTCGAAGTTCCTTTATCCGCTTTCCAGGAAGAAAACAGAACTGGAAACTCCGCCCCGTCCTATCTTTGCGCCGACAATGCAGAAGATAGAACCCAAGCTTCCTGCCTTTATAGACAAGAAGGTTGAGGACTACATGAATGGCAATGTTGAATTCGGTAAGAAAAACCGAAGAAAGTATAGGATTTACAGAGCATGATGCAGAACCTTGATATTTCGGACGCTCTTATCAGACTGGGGAAGAAGCTCAGCAAAGACAGTGACATTGCGGACTTCTGTAATGAGCAGTTCAAAAAGGCCGTGACGGTCTTTGTCGGCGATACGCTTCGTTCGCAGGAGCCGACCCTTGATAAGACACCCTACATCGTCATAACCGATTTCCAAAAACAGGAGGGGCAGAACGTGGAATTCTGCTCTTATTCCTTCACCATATATGTTGGCGTGGGCGGCGAAAAGTCTGAACTCGTTGAGGACGAAAATGGCCTTCTCATGCCGGATTTGTTTGACGTGGGTGCCAAGTTCATGACGCTTATTGAAAACGTCTTGAACGACCCGAAGAAGAATCTGCGTCCGTGTTCCAAGGTGAACACCGCAGGGCCGTTTCCGCTGGACCCTGCCGGTAGGCACTGGCTGGGCAAGATGCAGATTTCCAAACGAATCTATCAACACGTTGGTACAAGCTACCAAGAAGATTTTGATTTATAAGGAGGCCTTTCTATGTCTCAGGCTATGGGCGTTTATTCTGAAACACGAATCTACCCCGAAACTTCTCTCAAAACGCTTCCGACTGCGATTAAAGGGTATAAGATTCCATTCAACTCCAACACCTTTTCTTCCTCTCAGAACACCACGGCACCTGCCACCATCACCGGCAGACGTGATGCCGTGCAGCCGATTTTAGGCAACGTGGACACCACCGGCGACCTCACAATTCCGCTTGACCTCACTGCTACCGGCTATCTGCTTGCCGCCGCTTTCGGCAAACCGACAAGCGTCGCCGCAGGTGATTCTGACGGCCTTTACACTCACACCTTTAAAGCAGGTAAGACTCAGCCGTCTTTCACTGTGGAAAAGGCATTTTCCAACGGGCTGTACTCAATCATCAAAGGCACCAAGGTCAACCAGCTTGAAACCTCTTTCGGTGGTGATGGAGAACTGACTCTTCGTGCCGGCCTTCTCGGATGCGATGAAACCATCGGCAAAGTCCCTGTAACTACCACGGGAATTACCGAAGTCGGTTTCAATAGACTGAACAACTTTCAGTCTTCCATTCTGATTGACGGCGTGGAAAGTGCAGTCGTAACTGATCTGTCCCTTACCATCGCTTTTGGCCTTGACGACAGTGGTTACGCAATCGGTTCCAAAGGCTACAGAACCCGGATTAATGAAGGGCTCATCTCCCCGACCGGCAAGCTCACTGCCTTCTTCGATGATGAATCTTTTGTAGACCGGGCAATCAATGCGACCTCTACCGCCATTCAGATTAAACTGGCAAACGCCGATGGCAAGCATTCCCTTGTGATTGACCTGCCGGAAGTCCAGTTTGCCCGTAAGACCCCGTCTATTGACGGCACCAAGGGTATTACACAGGAACTTGATTTCAGTGCTTTCTATAAAGCTGCCAAGCAGGGCACCTGCATTCAGTTCACTCTGACCAACGACACCCCGTCTTACGATTTTTAATCATCCATATGAAGAAATGCCATGCCACGGTGCATGGCTTTTCTTTGTATTTAAAAAAGGAGAATTATCATGAAAATTACCCCGAAAGCAATGAACTTTGAGCAGTTTGAAGAATATGCGGACTTCCTTGCCGGAATGGAAAAAGACAAGGTGTCCAATTTCAAGAAAACCCTTGAATCTGCGAAATGGGTAGCAGAAAAGATTTACAACATCGACGTAAAGACCGCCAAGGTGACACCCGGTACCATTCTCGACCTGCTTGTAAAGACCAAAGACCTCACTGAAACCTCTCAGCTCGAAGAAGAAAAAAACTAAAGGATATCTGGGGATGGAGAATGAACGGCGGCCCCAGATTTTGCGAAACCTGCCGTAAGGCCGCCAAGCAGAGAGGGGAAGTGCTTGACTGTATGAACTGCCCCGACAGATGCCCTGATGCACTGCCGGGAAACGTCAAAGTGCTTGACTTCTATTTCAGGGTGGCAAATTGTGTACATTATGTCTCTACCATGGAAAGACCGTTCATCAGCGGCTTAAACTGGCAGGACATAAAGGCATTTTCTGAAATGTACGGGGAACGGCTCACACGCCCCATGCTTATGAAATTAAGGACTATTGAATCATTGCTTATAAAGGAGAGTATCGGAAATGGCAGTAACGGAAACAAGAGCTAGAATTACGGTGGTGGACAACGCCACCTCCGGGCTTAATAACATAGCTCGTGCCAATGAAAAAATGATGAGCTCCCTCAGCAATGGGGGCCGTTCACTCGCACAGTTTAATACCGAATTATCCAAGCTGAACTCCGCTTCCGCTAAAGGCGTCTCCAATATGGCGGACTCCTTTGACGGGGCGGCAAAGTCAGTCTCTAATATGGATAAGATGGTAAACCGACTGATTTACTCGGTAATGCGCTATACCGTCATTTATGAAGGTATCAAGAAGATGGGTGACCTGTGGGGAACCATCGTAGGCGGTGCTTACGACTATGCCAACATGATTGAAACGAATCAGATTGGTATGGCAGGTATTCTTTCTTCCATGACCAAGATTGACGGGAAACAGACCACCTGGAACCAGGCAATGTCTGTTTCTAAACAGGTCATGAAAGACTTGCAGTCTGAGTCCCTCAAGACCGCTGCGACGGCACAGGAACTGATCGACACCTTCCGTGCTCTGTTAGGTCCTGGCCTTGCAAGCGGTATGACCGTTAAACAGATTGAAAAGCTGACTACCGTGGGCACCAATGCCGTTAAATCACTTGGTTTACCATCTAATCAGATTATTCAGGAATTAAGAGACCTTGTGGCCGGTGGTATCAGGCCATCTTCCTCTACACTGGCTACTTCCCTTGGCATTACTGATGCCGATATCAAAGCCGCCAAGCAGTCTAGTGAAGGCCTGTACAATTTCCTTATCAACCGCATGAAAGGTTTTGAGATGGCAACATCCCAGACCTCTAAAACGGTCACAGGTAGACTTGACCAGATTAAGGAAGGTTTGCAGCGTGGTATTGCGGAAGGCATGAACCCTCTTCGCAACGTGTATTCGTCCGTACTGGGTGACATTGCCAATAAACTTGTGGTTATCGATAAGGCCACCTACGAATGGAAAATCAACCCGGACTTTGAAAGTTCTTTATTCAGCATTTCCGCAACACTTATTCAGATTG